CCGTAGGCTTCTCTGATATTTCTAGTCCATCATCCACTAGCTCAAAGTCCCTTACATGGATATTCACGTTATTAACAAAGATTTCTTTCGTAACCTCTTTGTACTCACACATAACAGGGTTAGACCCACTATCCGTAGTTAGAACAAGGAAGTTAGTAGTCTCAGCAATCTGAGTCTTCACTACAGAAGAAGCTATTATAACTTCAGCTATGAAAGTGAAGTCATCATCTACAGCATGAAAACGAAGGGTTGTCTGAGGTGTAGTATCCGTTACAATAACACAGACTAGAGATGGCCCTCTCCAATAGAATACATTCTCTATTTCTGCAAAAGGAGCAGTAACAACAAAAGGAGTAACTAACTCCTCAAATCCTAATCGTCTTTTACGAATCAAACCATCTTTATCAATTACAAAATTCAATTCATCTGCTGTAAAGCCTTCAGGGAAAGCAAGAGAAGAGTTCTCTGTATTCAAACCTTTGATTAAAGATAGATAATCTTTCTGTCCTGAAGCTCTTGGCATGACTAATCCTTCTTGCCCATCAAGAACTTCTTAATGGCGCTGGGTTGTTTAAGCTTCTCTGGTACTTCCTTACCGTTGTTCTCTGCCCATTTCAAGAGGTCTGCTTTAGAAGTCAAACCCTCTATAGAAGCATCTGACTCAATCCCTGATACAGGATTCAACTTAGCTCTATAAGCTTCTAGCGCTCTAAAGGCTTCCCGTTGACGAGAGAAACCTCCTGCTAATTCTTTAGCAACTACACCATTACGACTCCATCTGTAGAGTCCATCAAAAATTAGTTTATAACCTGTTTCATTACTCATTCGCCATGTCCTCTTGGTACGTAACTAGCACTTGTGGCTCTTCTACCGTATTTAGTCTTACTACGGCTTTGTCCTAGTGTACGATTGTCTTGTTGGAGTTTAATTCTACGTGCTCTTGCTCTTTGACTTATCATGCCTATAGGCTGTTGATGTACTAGAGTGAGAGCTTCATTGAGAAACATATCTAAGTATGTTTCAGAGAGATGTGCTGGAACAGGGATTACAAAATCATCCTGCTGGAGGAATACTTCTTCTTGTGAACCTATGAACCTTGTTTTGCTGGCTTGTAATACGGTATCGTACTGACTATTATAAGAATCGAATACTACGTATTTATTATCAAAAGAAGTGAAGTAAGAGGGGAACTGATTGGTCTTGACAGGCATCTTGTTGTCATCATAACCTTCCACTATTATAGAGTTGGTAGAGTTAGAATGCAAGCTCTGTGCTATGAAGTCCAAAGGAGGTAGGTACTCCAGTCTTTTGTAGTTAAGCTCTCCTGACTCCGTAGAGACGTTATACCAGACTTTACTCTCTTGTACCTTCTGTACTCTTTCTGGAAGAAGCATGTAGTTAGGACGAGCTGTATCAGCTACAGACTCCAGTGTTAATTCTTTTGTAGTGAATAACAGATTGTCGTATTCTTGTACCATCTGGTAGTACACACGCTCTGCTATTTTAGCTACTTGTTGACTCTCATCTGTATCAAAAATACTATCTACGTAGAAACCACTACTGGCATCTAAGTATTCTTGAGTGACTTGTAATAGTGTTCGTTTCATTCTTATCTCCAAGGAACTTTATGAAAGGGACTCCTAAGAATCCCTTTTAAAAGTCACTTACTAGCTAGGTGTAGCAATAGTGATTAGGGTTTCTGGACGCTTAAGCTTGAAGCCATAACGACAAGTAGCAGACCATTCATCCCGCTTACGGTTAGTATTACGGAAGAACTCAGTCTCAGGACGCTGACGTACAACACCCATGAACGGCATAGATGTATCATTAGCCATAGACATTGCGATACAACCCTTACCAGTAATTGCACCACCACCAGTACCACCAGAGAGAGCTAGAGTCTCAGCAGTAATAGCAGGTAGGTTATGACTAACCATGATGTTAATACCAGCAATGTTACGGACGATGTTAAGCTTATCACCAAAGCCAGTTTGGACTAAACCTTGTACATCGAAGTTGAAGTTAGAAGAGCCATTACTCACTTCAGTAATGTTCAATAACTTATTCAACTCGTATTCCATTTCAGGAGTAACGATTAGTACACGGTTCTCGGTAGGCACGAATGCTTTATCGAAAGAGTACTTAACGTACATGATATCGTCAATGGTAAGAGCTCCACCTGTACCGCCACCTTGGAAACGGTGAGAAGCACCATTAATAGCGTTAGCATTACCTAGAGTCTGAGTATTAGCAGTAGCTAAACAAGCAGTCTCCATATCCGTAGCCATAGCAACACCCGACTTATGGACGTTCTCTTGGAAGAAAGCTTCTGCCATATGAGCATCTTGCTTCATTTTATCGGTTACGAAGAAGCCATCCTGTTTATAAGCAGTAACGCTTAGTGCGACTTGGGAGGTATTCATACCAGTATATAGAATCTGGTCATCCTCCGCATAGTCCCCTAATGCGCGGTCTGCGGTTAACGTAACATTCAAGTTATCCCCATCAGGGAAGATACCTGTTTTATCATCGAACAAAGGACGACCAATTAACCAATCATCGAATTGTTTTTCTAAAGAACCTTGATATAGCTCTTGACGAGCAATATTGGGTACTGCTGCATAAGTAAAAGTAGTCATATTATTTCTCTCAGTTTAAAAATTTAATTTAATGCCGTGTTTATCTGCAATCTTTCTATAATTATCCATAGCTGTATTCACTCTAGCTTTATCATTAAAGCCTCTTGAGAAATCTAAGCCTGAATCTTTACTCTGGTTAAAACCAGATGCAGATGAATTAGGGCTGTAAGTTGTTTTAGGCTGTTTATCCAATCCAAACAGTTTCTTAAAGCGTTTGGGATTTGATTGTGCTTCTTTGATAATGTCTTCATCAGACATACCTAAGTCCTTTGCACTCTCACGAAGTTTCTGTTCATAAGAATCTCCATAGATAGCTTGTGCAGCTCCTATACTTTCGCTTTGGTTTTGGCTATGTACTTCTTGTTGTTGTGAAGTACTAAGCTTTCCCATCACTTCTTCTATAAGTTGCTGTCTAAGCGTTTCAACGTCCAACTGAGGGGTTGTCTCAGTGGTTTGATTTGGCTGTTGTTCTGTCACAGGGGATTCCTCTTTAGATTTTAATTGTGCTAAAGCATCTTCCAGCTTCGTGCTTTGGTTAAGCTTCGCTTCAAGGTCTAGAATTCTAGCTTCCATCGTTTTTGTCTCATCAACCTTATCTTTGATAAAGTTCTGAGCAGATTGCCAAGACTGTTGAGCTTCTTCTGTAGTTGAGAACAGACGCTCTTTACCTTGACTATCCGTACCACCAAATAGCGGTTTTACCTCTTCCTGAGATATGGACTGGTTGTCCTCCAAATTTTCTTTTACATCTGGGTTAGATGATTGCATTCGTACTACCTCTAGTTTTGTTTTGATTTTCCGAACCAACCACTACCTTTTAGTTGAAAGTTCGAGCTTCTTATTACCTTTGACATCTTTGTACTACAAGTGGAGCATGTAATCACTGGAGTCTCTGTCATACCATGTACTTCTTCTTGGTCACAATCACATTCAGAGCAGTAGTAATCATACGTAGCCATTATACCTCCCATTCCAACTTAGCTATAAGCTCTCTAAGCACTTTCCTCTGGGCTTTGTTACGTATAGAGACATAAGAGAATTGAAACTTAGATAAGAACTCCCCTTTGGATTCATCCTCTTTTACGAGCTTCTCTGTAGTCTTCTCTAGGTGCTGTATAAGGAGTTCTGTGAAGTCATTCTTATACCAACCCTTATAACGCTCAATAGCTTCTTTCTTCTCTTCATGTCCTAATGAAGCAAAGTACTCAGACATAAAGCTAGGAACTTTAAAACTCATCTTCTTCTCCCTTACTTAGCTATCCAAATTCGAGACTCTAGTGTTTCCGCATAGGACTCCATGAAACCCGCTTGCTTAATCATCCTAGCTTGCTCCAAGTCACAGAGGGTTTTGAATACTTTATTACCATGTATGAACTTATTAAGCGCGTTAATCTTAACGGAAAGCTCTTTATGTTCTACTTTCATTCTTTCTACGTGCTCACTCATCTTCTTCTCCTGCCATCATTTCCATCTCTAAGCTAGTGGGCTCTGAGGATGTTTTAACCATCTCCTGCTCTGCCAACATCTGCTTCTCTTGACCTTCCAAACCTTCGTCTATAGCAGCAAACTTATTAATGAATGCGTACTTCTCAAAGCCATATAGTTCTTCTACAGTCTTGGCTAGGTTGTAGGTATTGATGTGCTGTCCTACC